GTTGTGTTTAAGGTAACATAAACACCTACATCATCAGCATATAATGCACCATATGATTTAGTTCCATCCTCGGCAGTCACATTGCATACACCTGAAAATGAATAGGTTTTATTGTTAGGGAATATCGTATTATAAAATAGTTGTGTTTGGCCAGCATGAAATGTGCCCTCAATACTAAAATATAAAATAGCCTTATCGTAACGTGTATACTGGCTAAATGAAACAGTTTTGTCACTTGGTAAATGTGCGGTATCGATATTAAAATAATTAAACATATTATAAGGCGCCTTAATGTCTGCCCAACCATCAATTAAATTATCTGATAAAATAGGATAAATATATACGTTAGATATCTTTCCCTTTTTTGCATAAAACCCATCAAAATTATTGCTAGATACTCGTAGCTTAAGGTATTCTATTGCATAGTTATAATCGAGATTAAATAATAATGGTGTGATGTTACTAGTCCATATTGAGCTGTTATAAGTTGTTCTAGTGTTAGTAATCAAAATCGGTGGATTTTTTTTAAGCATAAAGCCAGTTTGATAAGTGTCTATACAACAGCCTATAATCTCCGTTTCGCCATAATTCGGCGACCCACCAGTACATTCAATAAAAACCGAATTGTTAATATATTCATCCCTTGATAACCAAGCGTGCAAATTATAAACCAGTACTTGGAAATTCGCTTTTAATGCCGTTTTAAAATCGCGCATATTAACGTTGTTTATAGTGCAATCAGATGTGTTAATTAAAATACCAGTCACACCGACAGTTTTTGCATATATACAGCAATTTTCTATAATATTTTCATAACATAGGTTAGAATCATTTTCGCGACTTATTTCTACCCCTATGTTATCAGTTAAAATTGTACACCCGCTTATAACAATATTTTTTCCACCATTTATTAAAATACCATTTTCAGTGTCGAACGTAATATTAGAGATAAAGGTGTGGTTGTCATCTGTCACCGACTTTGACAATGTTACTTTATTGCAAATAATTTTACTTGAATTACCTATTATGGTAACATAGTTATTAATATTTAATTGTGATATTTTGTATTCGCCATTTAAAATTATTGGCATCTTTTTGTCATAAGCAAATTCTAACATTTTATTGAAGCTAACTGTATCATTAGAAACACCATCACCGAATGCCCCAAACATTTCAGGTGTTAAATAATTTTCAAGGTATTTTATTTTTTCAGATAAGTTAGCAATTTGTGCATTATAATTACCAGTATTTACCCAGTATTTACCGTCAGTAATTTCCACATTTGACGGCACAGGAACTTTACTCGTAAAGCTATTACCCTTATAAGTAACCACGCTTAATGCTTCATACTGTAAAGCCTTGTCCCACTCTCCCATAATCTTAGGAACATATCTAGCACCCACGTACTGCCTATTAATTAATTCATTCATAATATTTACCTCACTTTCTTAATAGCTTAAAACTAAATGGCCATAGTCATAGTTTCCAACACCGATATTATTTTCTATATCTAGCCCCGTAGTATTAAAAGTAATACTTTTCCAATTTTTTGGAATTGTATAAATGATATACCCCTCGTCACTAATTGTTACAAAAATCATTGTCGCTAAATACCGAGCTATAATGCTCTCTGCGAAGCTTGTATTAAAATTGTTAATCCAATTCTGTACTTCTTGTACTTCCCGTTTTAGCTTGTCTATTTCATCATTCTGTAATTTGTCAGTTTCAATCAAATTATTAATGTAAGTTACCATTTTGCACAGAATTTCATAATAGCTTAAGCTATCATCATACACAAGAGGTAAAACCTTGTAGCACCAAAACCTAAAAAAATCTCTGTCACAGTTGCTCATATTATGCACTCCTTTCTAGTAAAGTGTAAAGAATAAATCTTTAAGCTCATCAATAACCATCATATCAATATTTAAAAACGTTTCCCTAAACTTTAGTAACATTTCTGACTGGTTGCCCTCATAGCCTAAAACTCTGTCAACATAGCTGTCGCTTCTATTTCCTGTTCCTGTCTCGTTATCACTTGTTGTACCACTGAGCGTACTACTAGTGCCATCTGTACCAACATTATGGGTAGCATTTGTTAAATAGTCGTTACTGTCAAGCCCATTAATACCGCCCTGTGGTGTATCACTGTAATAGCTCCAAGTATTAGTACTACCATCAGTTCTCGAGTTACTACTGTTAGCTCCATTTCTGTTAGTGGTTTTGGTTTCGCTTCCACTGCCTTCATGTGTAACACTTCTGTCCACACTAACTAACGGTTGAATTTTTAACAATTCACTCTGATAAAGCTGATTATAATAAGGCATTATGTTTTTCATTTTATCGTTTAAAAACAACTTCCATCTTCCTACAGTTTCGCAACATATCTCTCTTGTGTAGTAATGCCTTAAAATCTTCTTACAAAGTTCTGACCTATAATGTTCATCAAAAATAGGGAAGTCACTGAATATTTTACTCCACGATTTATCAAGCACCGTTTCAATGTCGTTAAACCCTGTTGACTCTGTTAAATTTGCACATGTTTCACAAATAAATCTAACTTGTGTTGTATATTTACTCATCGTCATCCTCCTTCCTGTCATCATTCTGATTGAATACATCGCGGAAGTGACAGTTTATCTGAGTACCAAACATTCTGTTAATCTGCTCACAAGCCTGTTGCCTTGCAAATTCCCTAGAATATCTGTTAGCCAGTACACCGCCTTGTAGTCTCTGCACTTCGTCCTTAATCATTCGTTCTTTTTTCTGAATACTAATGTTAGTTACGCCCAAGTAAGTAAGTGCCTCGTTCCACAGATTAACTTTTAACTCATATAGCTTATCAGCCACAAATGGCGCACCAGTTGTGAATACACCAAACGAGCCACCGTCACCCTCCATGAAATCATTACTTCCAAAAATAACAGGTTGATTGCCATCAAACTGCATATATGCATTTTGTAGAGCTAATTGTTGTTGTTCACTCCCTTTAATTAAAATGGGGGTTCTTTGAGCTTTACAGTTAATATCGATACTTGCATCAAGCTCAGCCAGCCTTTTAGCATATATTGACATCTTATTTTTACAGCACCAATGGGTCATGTTATCCCATATAATAACACTATCATCTCGTCTACAGTTACGCTGATACCCATTAGAAGCATAAGCACGTCTATATAATGGTATGTTATAAACGTCAAGTTGTCCTCCCAGCTCAACACGCAAGCATAGATTACCCATAACGTCATCATTAAAATACAGCATAGCTTTATTTTCGTACAGACCAACTTCAATAAATCTAGCATCTACAGTACTAGGTAGTCCAGTCCATTCAAACGAGCTTATTGCGATTTCTGTAAATAAATCTAAGTATTGGTCAAACGTGTAAAGTTGATAAAATACACTGTCACTAAAAGCTGTTCTCTGTTTGCTTCGTCTTGCTTTTCTTGCTTTACTCAATTTTTATCTCCCTCCTTTCTAAACTGAATTATCAAGCGAATAATTACCAACTTCACTAGGATGTTTCCAAAACGTTATTCCACTGTTAAAATAACTTTCAATCAAGGCTATATCGTCAGCAGGTGCCCGGCCAACTATTGTACAATCAACAGTTTTTGTATAATTCCAATGTGGTCTACTTGACACATTAGGTATTTTAGTTGTATGACAGGCATAGCCAAACACATCAAAATACTTATCTATCGCCTTTGCATACTCAGCAGTGATAGACTTTCGTTGAGCTTCAAAACACACTTGTCCTTTACCGAATAGTGCATTATTAGTTGCATAATTACCCTTTACATCATTAGCGGAGATACTCGCTGTATAAGCACTTGTTAATATATTTTGCACACTACCCAGTGCTGAGTTACTTGACTGTCCAGTAATCATTCCCGTAGCAGTTTGAACGGCGGACGGAATAGCGTTGATTGTAATTGGTACAGCATTTTGAGCAACCCACGCGTTAAATGCGTCTACATTCCACGAACATAAAGGGAAGCTGTCAAGTGTGATTGTTTCTGTCATATCCATTCTGCCTGTGCCTGTGGTTTCTGTGGACTTGTATCGGTCAAATCTTAGCACTTCTTGTACTGGCATTGTCATGTTACCAACTATGTTATAATATGGTGTAAGATTTTCTGAGAATTCATAGCGTTGGATTAATGTTTGTCCGCAATTATTTCTTACTTCATTAAAATTGAAAGGATAAGTATATAGTTTCTTGTTTCGCGGTGTGTAGCCATTTATTGTGTCAGTATTACTAATTGGTACACCAGTAACATTTATTGGGTTGGTGTTCCCTGTAAATGTAATATTAACTCCTTCGTCCGTAACATCAACAGGTAGTATATCTGTAGGACATGTGTAAAGAGCTAATATATTTTCAGGAGAAGTTAAGTACTGATTTAAAAAATTAGTGAGATTATTACTGCCTGTTTCTGTGTTAGCAAAGGCTTTTATTTGATAGCCACTATAAACACCATCGTATAGATACCCCCCTGATGTGGCAAGTAGTACCATGGTACAAGCACTTAAAGAGCCTAGTCCGATTAACTGAGCGTCACCGTTGTAAACATACTCGCCACACTCGACATTTTCAGGTAAGATATGCTCACCAATTTTATCACTAACTGAATGTTCTCTTTCAACAAAGCATTCTTTTCTTTCGATGTCAAACCAGTAAGTCTGCAAAACATCAATTTGAAAGGTTATCTCGGCCGTAACATTGTTAATATACTCAATCCCTGTCACAAATGCATAAAACCATCGTGTGCTAAAAGCTGAGTTTTGAAACATCATATAATTACAGTCATATAAGCTGTCTGCTGTAGCCTGTAAACGACATTTACCCTTATTAACTCTATTGTAAGTTACCTTAGCAAAATGTTTTTTGGCTTTACTAATAAAATAATTTTCCTGTGTTTTCTTATCTGAAAAATAAATTGTGTGTTTCTGCTGAGTGGAAAGTGGTACTCCACTCAGCATGTACACCTCACTATCGGGTACTATGTACATTGTTCATCATCCTTTATTTTTGGATTAGTGGTGGGAATTAGCCCCACCACTTATTTTGATACTTCTTTACTTAATGTAAGAGTATCATTCACATGTATATCACTTGTTGTCGTAGTTGTCGCAGTATATTCTGTGCCTTCAATCTCTGCTACAATAGTAATATCCTCTGCGACTGCACTCTTAGGAATTATTACAACACCATATTTCTGTACAGCAATTCTCTTACTTGTAAGAGCTTTCGTCTGTACAAAATGTACGCTATTCGGTTTAAGACTTGCTCCGTCTGTGTCAGCATTAAAAGCTAAAACAATAGCTTCATCAGAGACATCTTTATTAATACACTTGCAAGTTAATGAATCTGGCAATGCAATATCTGCTTTCTTAGCTACAAATACAATAGCATTTGCAAAAGGCGAGCTTGAAACTGTTTTCCATACATGATAAAAATAATTCCAATAAAGCCCACTAGCTACATACTGCTCAGTAAACTTATTATTGTTGTCATAAACTTGAAACCAGTTTTCATCAACAAGTACTGCGTTAACATCATTTAACAGTGCAAGTTCTTCGGATGTAATTTCCTCAATACCATCTGAATTTGCTCTGATAATGTCAAAACGCTCGTTGTCAAAATCAGTCCAGTTATCAATCAAAAACAGTCTACCCATGAAGTCTGCTTTATCCATGTTAAAAGCACTCGCTAAAACATTAACGTCATACTGTGCATTGAATTTAGCATCCATGAAAATAATCTGTCTGCTTTTTGGTGTGTTTGTTTTAACATTTGCTTCGTTGTATTCACTACTCATAAATGGTAAAATATTTGAAGCACTTCTAAATGCTACAGCAGATGTAGTTAAATCTGTGTCACTCTCAATAGCTGTTGGCTTCATTTTACCATGTGAAATAGCCTTAATTAAAAGGTATTTAAAGAGTAAAAACTCGTCATACTCTGCGGCCGTGTATACACAGTCTACAATCTTAGCAATTAAATCCGTAACACCGTCAACGCTTAGAAAAGCCTGTCTTAAATCTTCATCCTGTATAGTAACTGGGTACATTACTCGCCAATTCATTGTATGGAAAGCACTTCTAATATCGGGTAACGTACGCTTAAATTCACGTTCACTGGCTTTCTCGGGTGTATAATCTACAGCTTTAGCAATAGAAACAAAAATGTCCTCTACTGTTTCGCCAAATTCCAAATATCCTTTTTTCAAAATGCTATAAGGGTTATTAAAGGTTGCACTCTGTACTCTAACTATTGCAATTCTGTTTACTAAAGCATTAATAAACTGATTTGAAAAAGCGGGTGTACCATAAATAACTTCACCTACTTTAGGAATATCACTCGCTTTATTAACAACAGGTACATTCTGCTGATAGTCATATGATGCATTTTGTCTGATAACATTTAAAATGTCGAGTGTTGTAGCATTTAAAGTGCTACTTGCTATTCTTTTTGCCATTATTTTTCCTCCTCTTCAAATAAATCATCGAATGTTTTATATTCCTTCTCATCATCATCCTCGTTTGTAGTGTCTTCATTTTCCTCGTCATTTTTTTCAAAAAACCTTGAAATATATTTGTCCCGCCACATTTTGTCATTTTCTTCATATTTCTTCTTCCACTCGTCAGCATCGGACGAGTCGATTGAGTCGGATATATCCTCAATAATCTCAATTGTTTCGTCATCCGTTCTATCACCGACATATTTTTTTACTTTTTCGATTAGTTCGTCTTTTGATAATTTAGCCATTATCATTCTCCTTCCTTAAAATCGTCTGCGCAACATCATGTAAATAGGTAAATGTTTTCTTGTTGATGGTGTGGGCGGTGTGGGGGGTGTGGGCGGTGTGGGCGGTACAGGCGCACCACTAAGATACTCGAACCATTTCTTTCCATTTTGTATTCTTTCATCAAGTGCTACAACACCAGCGCGCTCACGTTCAAAGCAGTAAGCTTTGACTGCTTCTTCAACATCCCTTAGTTGAGAAAATTCTAAACCACTATAAGGATAACTTTTAGTCGGTATCCACTGGCCGCCATAGCCTTCAAGTACTTCGGCATTAATAAGTTGACACTGTAAGTTGCCATCTTTCCAATCCTTACCTTGAGCGCCTGCGTAGTCAGTGAGGTTTGCTGATGGTGTCCACTGAATTAGCCCCCACCCACTGGATATACTTACTGTTTCTTTTAACGCTGGGTTTAAGGTACTTTCTCTCTGAACATTCCCCAGCATACCACAGATACTTTCAAGTGTGTATTTTCCAGTAAAATAAGCGTTAAACTCTACAGCGTTATTTTCCATCTGCGCTTGTGTCAGATACTTCCTGGTACCTTCAATAACTATCCATGACATTAAATTACCTCAATAAGAAGTGATTTCCATGTATTGTTACCACACTCGCCGTCCTGTAAAAGATTATGGTCTTTCTGAAAATTAATACATGCAGATACGCACCCTTTACCGTACTGAGTATCAATTGAGCCTGTATAATATCCTAACTTTGACATTAGTATTTCAAATACAGTAACATCGTTATTTTTAGTACCTTTTTTCAATAAAGTCATATTTGATAATTTCTCCTTTTTAAAATCAACAATTCTTTTAACAAGTACTAAGTCGTTTCGGTGGGAAATATTAGTAAGTGAAACACCCTTACCCTTGTTTGTTTTTGTGTTTTTACTATTTCCCACCGATTCAATCATTTGTGTACCATTAATGGCAATTGCTATGTGAGTAATTCTCTTGGTTGATTTGCCAAAATAAAGCAAATCAGCACTTTGAATATTTGTTACCGTTTTGCCTAATGCTGAGTAGCCTTGGGCTGTAGTTCTTGGTACTTTCATGCCACACTTATTAAGTACAGAATACACAAAACCACTACAATCATATCCACCCTCAGACTCAGACTCTCCGCCCCACACATAAGGCTTTCCAAGATACGTTCTTGCTATTGTTACAATATCACTACTTGTCATTGACATTCAACTCACTGTCGAGCTTATCACAAAGTTTTTGAAGCACGACTGTATTATTGTTGAGTGCTTCCGCAAACTTGTCTGTCTCTTCCTTATGTGAGTCATTAATTTTGTTAATGTAATAACACATAATTAAACACATTCCTATGGGAAAACCAAGCGTGGAAATTAATGTTGATAAGTCATTAATCATAACAGTGACCTCCTTTCTTTTTTTCTTATTATATCATATTATCCACAAATTATCAACATTAATTTGACAAATTGTGGATAATTTGATATAATAAACTAAAGGAAGTGGATAAATGAAAGAAATAAAATACTATGATGGCACCAAGCTGTTAAGCATGAAAGATATTAATGGAAATGTACCCGAAATTTATATATCAACATCAAATAGAAGTGCAGGAAAAACAACATATTTTAATAGATACCTAATTAATCGTTTTTTAAAGTATAATGAGAAATTTTGTCTGCTGTACAGATTTCAAGACGAATTAAAAGACTCTGCGGATAAATTCTTTAAGGATATACACAATCTTTTTTTCTCAGCATACACAATGAAGGCTGTACAAATTGGAAATAGTAAAATGTATGAGTTATTTCTGTGCAGTGCATACGATGAAGAGGATGAGGGAAAATCCTGTGGCTATGCTGTCGCACTAAATTGTGCGGATAAAGTAAAAAAATATTCTCATTATCTGAGTGATGTATCAAGAATACTTCTTGATGAATTTCAGTCCGAAACTAATCATTATTGTGCTGATGAAGTTAGTAAATTTATAAGTATTCATACTTCAATAGCAAGAGGTAATAACAGCCAGGTTAGATATGTTCCCGTAATAATGATTTCAAACGCTGTGTCGCTATTAAACCCTTATTACTCAGCATTAGATATTACTGAGAGACTCACACCCGACGTGAAGTTTTTACGTGGCGATGGTTTTGTTCTTGAACAAGGATATAATGAAAGTGCGTCTAAGTTACAAGAAAGTTCACTATTCAATAGAGCTTTTAACAAATCTACTTATGTAGCATATGCGTCACAGAATGTCTACCTCAATGATAATAATGCTTTCATTGAAAAAATGATGGGCCAGAGTCGTTATTTATGTACGCTTAAATATAAGGGTGAAGAATATGGCGTTAAAATGTTTGAAGAGGAAAGTATAGTTTACTGTGACAAAAAAGTTGATAGAGATTTTAAACAAAGAATTTCTGTTACAACGAATGACCACAATATCAATTATGTAATGCTCAAAAATAATGGGTGGTTAATTGACTATTTGAGATACTTCTTTGATAGAGGTTGTTTTAGATTTTATTCACTTGATTGTAAAGAGTGCATTCTCAAGGCTTTAGCATATTATTAATGGTATCTGCGTTAGTTATTTTTGTAACATTGGTGTGGAAGGCTCTTTGAAATATAAGACACATCTTTGTAGTTGGGTGTATGCCTACCCATGCATTAAGAATTAGCGTTATAGATATATTAAAGAGACAGAATTTATTCTGTCTCTTTTGTTATGTTTCACGTGAAACATTTTATCTCATTTTATATGTTGTCTCCTGTAATACTATTCCGCCCCTTATTCTTACGGGTCTAAGTTTTCCATATACTTCCAACCCCTGTTTAAAATCAGCAAGCGTTCTCTTTGTTTTCAAAAATTCCTGTTGAATTGTAGGATATTTCTCTAGTTCTTCATCCGTCACACCCAACATCGACATAAGAAATAAATTTTTACACCTATCTGGCATACCTGCACATTTTACGTTATAGTATGGCTCTTTAATTGGTTCTTCATCCTCATGCGTAACATGCTCAATATAAGTTTTCTGACGAACAAAAATAGCCTCATCCCAAAAGCTCTCGAGCTTCCAACAACAAAAATTAGAGGGGTGTATTTTTATTCCTTTAATATTTTTCTTTGTGGTGCAACAATGTATGCTATCCGTGTCAGCGTATACAAAATATTTATAGTTTTGTTGTGCCGCTCTAATAGTAAAATTTCTGGCATAACTTGTTATAGCTGAGCCTATCGGAATATACATAACTTTCTTTTCGTGTTCTTCAAATGTTGTAAAACCTAGTGAGCCATCATCCTTCTCCCGTGCCACTTTGAAAGAGGATATATCCGAACTACTGAGTTTTCCATATAAGTTATTTAAAAAGAGTTTTGCCAGTGTTCGCCTTGCCCCTGTACTATTTTGCTTAATTTCCTTATACTTATTAATATACTCATCAAAAATTCCTGTTATAGTTCTAAAATAACATCCATCCAATAACTCAAAATCTACAAGGTTGTAATGCTCTTGTAAAAGTTCAAAATCAGTTTGAGTAAGTACCATTTCAACAATAGCTTTTTTAATATTTCCGTCAAAATCTTTGTACCATGTGCATACATTTCCTGTATCTTTATCAACTATATCAGATGTTTCAAGCATTTCAGTAGCCTTATAGAAAAAGCTGCCTTTAATCTGTATAAATGGTAATTTATTTTCTTTCAAGTAAAAACGTGTGCGAATACGAACAAAATAATAATATTGGTCTGTAAGACATTTTGGTGGAATTTTACCTTTGAAAAAAACTGGCTGGCCGTATGGATAATAATTTCCACTTTCTGAGTGCATCATAGATGGATACAAGCTATTAACATCTGCTGTAGTACCCTCTGTGTAAATTCTGTTTTCGCATCCCTTCTTTAAATAACACCACCCACCCCTGTATGAATGTCTTATATACTCATCTGCATTTGAGTATTTATATTCAAGTGAGTTTAATTTAAACTGTGTTAAATCGG